TTACTTCTTCGCCTCTGCAACCACTTTACTACCCACGCCGCGGTTATTGTATTCCCACATGCGGTTGTAGTTAGTGTCATTCAGATTGCGCTGTATTTCGTCGTTATCATCTACGCTGCCGGTATTACCCGCAAACGGACGATTAGAGATCACCGCATCGGCCCACGGTTTAGCCGTGTTAAAACCTTCGTTGATGGCGCTATCACGGATCACCACCTGACCGTTGGTATTGGCATCAACATCCAGCGAGCGGCCCAGTTGCGCCACACCATCACCGAAAGCATTGAAACGGCTGTTTACGGCGAGGAAACCGTAGTAAATGTTGGACAGCGTAGCCGGTGCAAACACATACGCTTCTTGCTGAGTACGTGAGTTCACCACGCGGAATTCGGTGTTATCGAACACCACTGCGCCGCGACCAGAAACGATATCCACATCCCCTTCAATGTAGCTGTTGGTCACCAGCGTACGCGGCTGACGATTCGTTTCCAGACGGTTCTGCACACCGCTGTTGGTGACAAAGAAGGTGTTCTGACGACCGAGAATGTTAACGTTGTTAATCTGTACCTGGTCACCATCAGTACGCAGTGCCACCGCCGGATGGTTACCTGCATCTACGCTATCGCCCAGCGTGTTTTCGATGGTCAGATTTTGCAGTTGCAGGCCATTGTTTTGTGACCAGAAGACCGCAGAGCAGAGAACACCGATACTGTCGCTGCGTTTGCTCTGGCAGCTATCGTACATATACCACGCTGGTTTACCTGGCATATATTTGCCGCGCGGGTTGACGTCGTGACGCCAGTCGGCAGGGCTCATGCCACCATCAAGGGAAAGCCCAATCTTCACATCAATCGGTTTTTCACCTGTACCGTACAGAGTAATTCCACCCGGAGCGGCAGGGACATATACCGTTCCCTGATACTCACCAGGCATCACGGCAATATACTGGCGCTTGTTGGTACGCTTGATAATTGCCGCATCTACCGCCGCCTGAATCGTGGTATGCGTTACACCTTGAGTGCCCGCCGGGCCGACAACAAAGTCAGGTTGCGCAGGCAGGGTAATCGGGGAAGGATTCCACGCTGCAGCACCTGGTGTCAGGGATGCAAAATAGTGTTGAGCATCGAAATTCTGCGCTTCTTTTGCCGACAGAATCGGGCGAGAAGAGGTACCAGGCGCGGTTTGATCAGAAGGACGTTGATCGGGCGGGGTTGAGCTACAGGCGGTCAGCGTCACGCCAAAAGCCAATGCCAGCGCCAGACGGGAAACTGAAAATGTGTTCACAGGTTGCTCCGGGCTATGAAATAGAAAAATGAATCCGTTGAAGCCTGCTTTTTTATACTAAGTTGGCATTATAAAAAAGCATTGCTTATCAATTTGTTGCAACGAACAGGTCACTATCAGTCAAAATAAAATCATTATTTGATTTCAATTTTGTCCCACTCCCTGCCTCTGTCATCACGATACTGTGATGCCATGGTGTCCGACTTATGCCCGAGAAGATGTTGAGCAAACTTATCGCTTATCTGCTTCTCATAGAGTCTTGCAGACAAACTGCGCAACTCGTGAAAGGTAGGCGGATCCCCTTCGAAGGAAAGACCTGATGCTTTTCGTGCGCGCATAAAATACCTTGATACTGTGCCGGATGAAAGCGGTTCGCGACGAGTAGATGCAATTATGGTTTCTCCGCCAAGAATCTCTTTGCATTTATCAAGTGTTTCCTTCATTGATATTCCGAGAGCATCAACATGCAATACTGTTGGGATGGCAATTTTTACGCCTGTTTTGCTTTGCTCGACATAAAGATATCCATCTACGATATCAGACCACTTCATTTCGCATAAATCACCAACTCGTTGCCCGGTAACAACAGCCAGTTCCATTGCAAGTCTGAGCCAACATGGTGATGATTCTGCTGCTTGATAAATTTTCAGGTATTCGTCAGCCGTAAGTCTTGATCTCCTTACCTCTGATTTTGCTGCGCGAGTGGCAGCGACAGGGTTTGTTGTTATATGGCCTTCAGCTATTGCCTCTCGGAATGCATCGCTCAGTGTTGATCTGATTAACTTGGCTGACGCCGCCTTGCCCTCGTCTATGTATCCATTGAGCATTGCCGCAATTTCTTTTGTGGTGATGTCTTCAAGTGGAGCATCAGGCAGACCCCTCCTTATTGCTTTAATTTTGCTCATGTAATTTATGAGTGTCTTCTGCTTGATTCCTCTGCTGGCCAGGATTTTTTCGTAGCGATCAAGCCATGAATGTAACGTAACGGAATTATCACTGTTGATTCTCGCTGTCAGAGGCTTGTGTTTGTGTCCTGAAAATAACTCAATGTTGGCCTGTATAGCTTCAGTGATTGCGATTCGCCTGTCTCGGCCTAATCCAAACTCTTTACCCGTCCTTGGGTCCCTGTAGCAGTAATATCCATTGTTTCTTATATAAAGGTTAGGGGGTAAATCCCGGCGCTCATGACTTCGCCTTCTTCCCATTTCTGATCCTCTTCAAAAGGCTACCTGTTACTGGTCGATTTAAGTCAACCTTTACCGCTGATTCGTGGAACAGATATTCTCTTCCATCCTTAACCGGAGGAGGGAATATCCTGCATTCGCGCACCCATCGACGAACTGTTTCAAGGCTTCTTGGGCGTCGCTGGCGAGCGTTCCACTCCTGAAGTGTCAAGTACATCGCAAAGTCTCCGCAATTACACGCAAGAAAAAACCGCCATCAGGCGGCTTGGTGTTCTTTCAGTTCTTCAATTCGAATATTGGTTACGTCTGCATGTGCTATCTGCGCCCACAGCATCCAGTGGTCATAGCAGTCGCTGATGTTCTCGGCTTCGATAACTCTGTTGAATGGTTCTCCATTCTATTCACCTGTGACTCGGAAGTGCATTTATCATCTCCATAAAAAAAACTCGCCGTAGCGAGTTCAGATATAATTTTCACCAAAGGCAGTAGTTGCTTTATGCTAAGAATTATTCAATATCTATTCCTGTAATATCTTTTATTTTTTTTCTTGCAAAGCCTTTTGCTAGTGATTTTGAAACACTCATAAGAGTACTAATCCCCTCATCCTTAAAGTTTGTTTTTATAGCTTGCCAGACCTCCTTTTGACGTAAGTCAGCAATAAAATCATGCCCTCTTGCTGTCAACCTCAGTGGTACTTCGATCCAACTATATTCAACACCTTCCCCTAACTCGTTGGACATTATATGACCGAACCCAGGTTTTCCATCAACCCTAACTATTAATTCGTAGTCACATAATAATCGCATATGGAAAATAAAATTTTGGTCATATCTATTAAAGCCATTATCCTCTAGTTCACTAAGCATCGTGTCAGGGCCATAAGTTTTTTCGAATGCGATAAGTAGATCTTTTAGATATTGCTGGTCTAATTTCATTGCCGCCTCCGTGACATGTCACAGAGATTTATATCATTAATTTTGTTTCGTGCCAGCCTTTGGTCACCCAGTATTGTGAGTCACCATTACACGGGCATGAATTAACAGGAACTCTCTCGCCGCACTTACGGCAACGTTTTCTGCTAATCGATTTTATACGCCAGCGCACACGTGCATCATCCTGGCGGCTCAGTAACGCTATGTACTCACCAAACTCGTAAGGCGCACGCCTGAAGCGGCGCGTGGCTCAGTTACGCTCCAGCATTTCAATTTCCTGAGCATCAAGTACAAGCTCCAGCTTACGCATACCGGATGATGCTTGCTTGGCTCTCTGATCGGCTTTGCGCTCTGCTGCTGATTTAGTCATTCTGCTTTTCCTGCATCAGGAGAAAGACAATCATGGCGGCGCGGATACTTCCGGTATCTTTTTACGCGATATTACCCTTCAATGACACATACAAGAAGACAGCCATCAGCAGGAATGAGTGAGGAATCGACAACCAGTAACGCTTAATTATCTATAGTGTCGTATTTGCTTCATAAAATATGGCGAATAACACAAAGCCCGCAGCAGCTCATTGTGCGGACTTTTCTTATACTTACTTCCTAGAGATAATTCTATGGAGGCATTAAATTAATGCTGTCATTGGTAATATCATATTATCTAAAAGTCTTTCCACTTTTAACGTCTAGATATATTCTGTTCGACAACGTCATTCCTCCGCAATATGTGAAATAGATGTTTTCACCCTTATTGCTTGATGCCATCCACCCTCCAACTTCCTTAAAATCGCTCTCCGTGCAGACACCTTCACTTATTAACTTCCTAGCTGCCGAAGAAAACTCTTTTTTGTATATACGGTAGTCATCAGATCCTTTGATTAAGGTATCATTTCTGCTCGCATTTTCAGCAGGATCTGATGGCCTTTCACTGCTAAGATCACTAAGTTTAACCCATTCTGAAAACTTGCCATTAACGATTCCGTTTTTTCTTGTGCAGGATTTATTACCTTCTTTAATATATTCGCTTTCCCCTCCCACACATGAGGCTGAATATGGCTCAGTTATACGAACCCATTCACCTTTTTTTTCTAGAAAATCTACGCCTTCCCTGAAAAATAGTTTCCCAGCCACTCCACATTTACTTGAAGGGCAGGTATGTCTTTCCGTTCGATCAACAACAACCCAAAGTTTTGATTCATTTTTTGCCATTGCCGATGGTATTTGAGATGAGACAATTAACGTAAGCCCTAAAATTAGTGTTGATTTTTTCATTGTAATTTCCTTTTACTTTTTACAAAGCATTTAATCATGACTGATTATCTCTAAGCGTAGTAACAGCCTTGTGCGAAACATGTTACCAAATCGCCATTTCAGTGTATCCACAGTTAGGCTGCCACTTCAAGGATTCCTAGTTACATGGTACGTAAGCGTAATATCCCGTTGGTTGGCAGGTAATAACTCTGATCAATTCTCCCTTGTCTTTTGCTCTTACGTATGCAAATCTTGTACACTCAACCTAGGCCTACAGTTCAGCAATACGCTTACTTCCATCCGAGATAACACCTTCGTAATATTCACGCTGCTCGTTGAGTTTTGATTTTGCTGCTTCCAGCTCAACGCGCAGCTTTCCTACCGTTAGCGCAATTTCCTCGTTCTCCTGGTCGCGGCGTTTGATGTATTGCTGGTTTCTTTCCCGCTCATCCAGCAGTTCCAGCACAATCGATGGTGTTACCAATTCATGGAAAAGGTCTGCGTCAAATCCCCAGTCGTCATGCATTGCCTGCTCTGCCGCTTCACGCAGTGCCTGAGAGTTAATTTCGCTCACTTCGAACCTCTCTGTTTACTGATAAGCTCCAGATCTTCCTGGCAACTTGCACAAGTCCGACAACCCTGAACGACCAGGCGTCTTCGTTCATCTATCGGATCGCCACACTCACAACAATGAGTGGCAGATATAGCCTGGTGGTTCAGGCGGCGCATTTTTATTGCTGTGTTGCGCTGTAATTCTTCAATTTCTGATGCTGAATCAATGATGTCTGCCATCTTCCATTAATCCCTGAATTGTTGGTTAATACGCTTGAGGGTGAATGCGAATAATAAAAAAGGAGCCTGTAGCTCCCTGATGATTTTGCTTTTCATGTTCATCGTTCCTTAAAGACGCCGTTTAACATGCCGATTGCCAGGCTTAAATGAGTCGGTGTGAATCCCATCAGCGTTACCGTTTCGCGGTGCTTCTTCAGTACGCTACGGCAAATGTCATCGACGTTTTTATCCGGAAACTGCTGTCTGGCTTTTTTGATTTCAGAATTAGCCTGACGGGCAATGCTGCGAAGGGCGTTTTCCTGCTGAGGTGTCATTGAACAAGTCCCATGTCGGCAAGCATAAGCACACAGAATATGAAGCCCGCTGCCAGAAAAATGCATTCAGTGGTTGTCATACCTGGTCTCTCTCATCTGCTTCTGCTTTCGCCACCATCATTTCCAGCTTTTGTGAAAGGGATGCGGCTAACGTGTGAAATTCTTCGTCTGTTTCTACTGGTATTGGCACAAACCTGACTCCAATTTGAGCGAGGCTATGTGCCATCTCGATACTCGTTCTTAACTCAACGGGAGATGCTTTGTGCATACAGCCCCTCGTTTATTATTTATCTCCTCAGCCAGCCGCTGGGCTTTCAGTGGATTTTGGATAACAGAAAGGCTGGGAAATACCCAGCCTCGCTTTGTAACGGAGTAGACGAAAGTGATCGCGCCTACCCGGATATTATCGTGAGGATGCGTCATCGCCATTGCTCCCCAAATACAAAACCAATTTCAGCCAGTGCCTCGTCCATTTTTTCGATGAACTCCGGCACCATCTCGTCAAAACTCGCCATGTACTTTTCATTCCGCTCAATCACGACATAATGCAGGCCTTCACGCTTCATGCGCGGGTCATAGTTGGCAAAGTACCAGGCATCTTTTCGCGTCACCCACATGCTGTACTGCACCTGGGCCATGTAAGCCGATTTTATTGCCTCGAAACCACCGAGCCGGAATTTCATGAAATCCCGGGAGGTAAACGGGCATTTCAGTTCAAGGCCGTTGCCGTCACTGCATAAACCATCGGGAGAGCAGGCGGTGCGCATATTTTCGTCGCGATAGATGATCGGGGATTCAGTAATATTCACGCCGGAAGTGAATTCAAACAGGGTTCTGGCGTCGTTCTCGTACTGTTTTCCCCAGGCCAGCGCCTTAGCATTAACTTCCGGAGCCACACCGGTGCAAACCTCAGCCAGCAGGGTGTGGAAGTAGGACATTTTCATGTCAGGCCACTTCTTTCCTGAGCGGGGCTTTGCTATCACGTTGTGAACTTCTGAAGCGGTGATGACGCCGAGCCGTAATTTGTGCCATGCATCATCCCCCTGTTCGACAGCTCTCACGTCGATCCCGGTACGCTGCAGGATAATGTCCGGTGTCATGCTGCCACCTTCTGCTCAGTGGCTTTCTGTTTCAGGAATCCAAGAGCTTTCACTGCTTCGGCCTGTGTCAGTTCTGACGATGCGCGAATGTCGCGGCGAAATATCTGGGAACAGAGCGGCAATAAGTCGTCATCCCATGTTTTATCCAGGGCGATCAGCAGAGTGTTAATCTCCTGCATGGTTTCATCGTTAACCGGAGTGATGTCGCGTTCCGGCTGACGTTCTGCAGTGTATGCGGTATTTTCGACAATGCGCTCGGCTTCATCCTTGTCATAGATACCAGCAAATCCGAAGGCGAGACGGGCACACTGAATCATGGCTTTATGCCGTAACATCCGTTTGGGATGCGACTGCCACGGCCCCGTGATTTCTCTGCCTTCGCGGGTTTTGAATGGTTCGCGGCGGCATTCATCCATCCACTCGGTAACGCAGATCGGATGATTACGGTCCTTGCGGTAAATCCGGCATGTACATGATTCATTGTCCTGCTCAAAGTCCATGCCATCAAACTGCTGGTTTTCATTGATGATACGGGACCAGCCATCAACGCCCACCACCGGAACGATGCCGTTCTGCTTGTCAGGGAAGGCGTAAATTTCTTTCGTCCACGGATTAAGGCCGTACTGGTTGGCGACGATCAACAATGCGATGAACTGCGCATCGCTGGCATCACCTTTAAATGCCGTCTGGCGAAGAGTGGTGATCAGTTCCTGTGGGTCGACAGAATCCATGCCGACACGTTCAGCCAGCTTCCCAGCCAGCGTTGCGAGTGCTGTACTCATCCGTTTTATACCTCTGAATCAATATCAACCTGGTGGTGAGCAATGGTTTCAACCATGTACCGGATGTGTTCTGCCATGCGCTCCTGAAACTCAACATCGTCATCAAACGCACGGGTAATGGCTTTTTTGCTGGCCCCGTGGCGTTGCAAATGATCGATGCATAGCGATTCAAACAGGTGCTGGGGCAGGCTTTTTTCCATGTCGTCTGCCAGTTCTGCCTCTTTCTCTTCACGGGCGAGCTGCTGGTAGTGACGCGCCCAGCTCTGAGCCTCAAGACGATCCTGAATGTAATAAGCGTTCATGGCTGAACTCCTGAAAATGGCTGTGAAAATATCGCCCGCGAAATGCCAGGCTGATTAGGAAAACAGGAAAGGGGGGTTAGTGATTCAGGCCGTTACCGCGTCCGTCGAGAAAAACTTCCACGAGCAAATCACTGGTATAAGTGCGCTCGATGCCGCGATGCAGATAAAGCCGTCCGCGTAAATTAGCTGATGCAGTCCAGGTACCATCTTTGTGTTTGACCAGCATTCCTGGCATGACCGCGCCGCGATTAACGGTCTGTGTTCCGTAATGTTGATGAACCATAAAAACTCCTGCCCGTAAGCTGGGCTGCTGAACATATAGAGACTTCTGCGCATATTCAGGCGGTGGATGGCCGCCGGTTGTCATAACTAAGCCGCCTCGTTGAAGCGACTGAGGTATGAAATGTTGAGTTAATTTCAGCTGGTCACACCGACGTTCACGCGTCCGTTTCACCCCTCGCACTCCCCGAAGCCTGCTGAAATTCAAACTGCGGATCTAAGCGGTCATCGCAACGGTGAATCAGGTAGTTGCCGTATCGTTGTGTTGTTGCGATGAACTTATTTAAAACTATAGTTGTTTTATCGTCAACAACAAAAGTTGTTTTATTGGTTGTTTTAGATATAACTGGTTGTATTTAGGATGGATTTATTTTGTGACTTGAATCACATAGCGATAACTGAAGCGAGGTTATGGTGGTTTTTTTAACGGTGTGTGTGATGAGGGGAGGGCAAAAGAAAACCCGGCACGGTGACCGGGATTCTTACGCCGTTAGGTAAAGATATTATTGCGGTGGCTTAATATTACTACCTAGAGCAAAGATAGGAATTAGTTCTTTACTGAATGAGCACAATGCCCAGTTGATAATTTTTAATTGGTACTACCCATGCTTCCTATATGTCTGCGGCATGCTCCCAATAACCTTACCGAAGATGAACACCCGGTTCATCTCGTCTTTCTCGATCGGGTCCCACGGTGAGTAGCTTTTGTTATCAGAGATGACCAGCAGCTTATCCTTCATCATTTGCAGGCGCTTTACATGGGCTGTGTCGTCGTACAGAAACGCATAGATACCATCACCGTCGAAAGATTTAACTGTGATATCAACGAACAGCAGATCACCTGGTTCGATCGTTCCTGACATGCTGTCACCACGCACGTTAATGATGCGGATATTTTCCGCCTTCCTACCATCGAACATGTGACGAGCATCGTCAAACGAGTACTCAACCGAGCGTAGAACTTCTACAAACTCACGGTTGATGACTCCCGGCCCAGCACTGACTTCTATATCAAGAACGTCAATCTTGAAGTATTTGGAATGGCTGACAGTTGATTGTATTGGTTGCACTGTACTGTCTGACATATTTCCAACGCCAGAAGATAACCATTCTGCGCGCACACCCAAAGCGTTCGCGATCTCCACGATTTTAGTTGTTTGATTAGCTTTCCCTGTTTCGATTTTCTGAATAGCAGCCTGGCTAACCCCGACCAAATCCCCAAGCGCCTTTTGTGTAAGGCCTCGCGCTAATCTGGCTTCTTTAAGTCTTTCTGAGAGTGTTGTTTTCATAGTCCAAATGTACAACCAAGGTTTTATTCCATCAAACGAAAATGGTTGTTGACTAAAAACAACCATAGTTTTAATCTTGATTCAAATTAACCACGGAGGTTGTTATGAACCCAGCTATCAAAACAGCGATCAATATCGTTGGTTCACAAAAGAAACTGGGCGCTGCTTGCGAAGTTTCACAGCAGGCCGTCTATAAGTGGCTTCACAACAAAGCAAAGGTATCCCCTGAACATGTCGGCAGCATTGTTACGGCTACTGGTGGAGTAGTGAAGGCATACCAGATTCGCCCGGATCTTCCGAAGTTGTTTCCACACACCGAAAAGAACGCAGCTTAAATTTCCATTTCACGCTCTTTAACAATAAGCAATCAACTTAACAGTCAATTCAAACTAAAGGAGTCAATTATGCAACCACTTCCATACCAACAGACTAGCGGATTTAGCCCGACTGCGGTGATAAATCGTTCTCAAACAAAACAGGTGCCAGGCCACGAAAAAATCCGTGATGCCGTCCGCGCCTGGTCGGCTGTAGATAATCAGGATGTCGTTGCCACACTCATTGTGAATGAGTATCGGGAGCAGGGCGGCGGCACCATCGATTTCCCTGATGATGTCAGCCGTGCACGCCAGAAGCTGTTCCGCTTCCTCGATAACAAATTCGATTCTGAAAAATACCGAAATAACGTGCGTGAACTGACCCCGGCAATTCTGGCGGTACTACCGCTGGAATATCGCGGTTACCTGGTTGAGCAGGATAGCTTCATGGCCAGGTTGGCTGAAATGGAAAAGGAACTCAGTGAGGCAAAACAGGCTGTCATTCTCAACGCACCACGCCACCAGAAACTGAAGGAAATTAGTGAAGGTATTGTATCGATGTTTCGTGTGGACCCAGATCTGGCTGGTCCATTGATGGCGATGGTTACTACCATGCTGGGGGCGATATGACAGGTTCAGAAATGGCGAAAGCCGGTCTGCTGGAACAGAACCGACTTTCAGGTGCAAATCGTAACACACTCATTGCGGGAGGAATTATGGCAAACACTGCTGAGATATTCAATTTTCCAGTGCCGGATGCGGCACAAAAGGAGCCGCGCGTGGCAGATCTCGATGATGGTTATACGCGCATTGCAAATGAGTTGCTGGAAGCTGTGATGCTGGCCGGATTAACACAGCACCAGCTTCTGGTCTTCCTGGCTGTCATGCGCAAAACATATGGCTTTAATAAAAAACTGGATTGGGTGAGCAACGAGCAACTGTCCGGATTGACCGGGATATTACCGCACAAGTGTTCTGCTGCAAAAAGTGTTCTGGTAAAGCGTGGGATTTTGATTCAGAGCGGGCGGAATATCGGTATTAATAATGTGGTCAGTGAATGGTCAACATTACCCGAATCAGGTAAGAAAAATAAAGTTTACCTGAAAGAGGTAAATTTACCTGAATCAGGTAAGAAAAGTTTACCCAAATCAGGTAAAGGCGTTTACCCGAATCAGGTAAACACAAAAGACAAACTAACAAAAGACAATATAAAACCTTTTTCGTCCGAGAATTCTGGCGAATCCTCTGACCAACCAGAAAACGATCTTCCTGTGGTGAAACCAGATGCTGCAATTCAGAGCGGCAGCAAGTGGGGGACAGCAGAAGACCTGACCGCCGCAGAGTGGATGTTTGACATGGTGAAGACCATCGCACCATCAGCCAGAAAACCGAATTTTGCAGGGTGGGCTAACGATATCCGCCTGATGCGTGAACGTGACGGACGTAACCACCGCGACATGTGCGTGCTTTTCCGCTGGGCATGCCAGGACAACTTCTGGTCCGGTAACGTGCTAAGTCCGGCCAAACTCCGCGACAAGTGGACCCAACTCGAAATCAACCGTAACAAGCAACAGGCAGGCATGATAGCCAGCAAACCAAAACTCGACCTGACAAACACTGACTGGATTTACGGGGTGGATTTATGAAAAACATCGCCGCACAGATGGTTAACTTTGACCGTGAGCAGATGCGTCGGATCGCCAACAACATGCCGGAACAGTACGACGAAAAGCCGCAGGTACAGCAGGTAGCGCAGATCATCAACGGTGTGTTCAGCCAGTTACTGGCAACTTTCCCGGCGAGCCTGGCTAACCGTGACCAGAATGAACTGAACGAAATCCGCCGCCAGTGGGTGCTGGCTTTTCGGGAAAACGGGATCACCACAATGGAACAGGTTAACGCTGGAATGCGCGTAGCCCGTCGGCAGAATCGACCATTCCTGCCATCACCCGGGCAGTTTGTCGCCTGGTGCCGGGAAGAAGCATCCGTTACCGCCGGGCTGCCAAACGCCAGCGAGCTGGTTGATATGGTTTACGAGTATTGCCGGAAGCGCGGGCTGTATCCGGATGCAGAGTCTTATCCGTGGAAATCAAACGCGCACTACTGGCTGGTTACCAACCTGTATCAGAACATGCGGGCCAATGCGTGACTGACGCGGAATTACGGCGCAAGGCTGCCGATGAACTGTCCTGTATGACCGCACGAATTAACCGTGGTGAGGCTATACCTGAACCAGTAAAACAACTTCCTGTCATGGGCGGTAGACCTCTAAATCGTGCACAGGCTCTGGCGAAGATCGCAGAAATCAAAGCTAAGTTTGGGCTGAAAGGAGCAAGGGTATGACGGGCAAAGAGGCAATTATTCATTACCTGGGGACTCATAAGAAATTCTGTGCGCAGGACGTTGCCGCGGTAACAGGCGCAACGGTAACCAGCATAAATCAGGCTGCGGCTAAAATGGCACGGGCAGGTCTTCTGGCTATCGAAGGTAAGGTCTGGCGAACGGTGTATTACCGGTTTGCTACCAGAGAAGAACGGGAAGGAAAGGTGAGCACGAATCTGATTTTTAAGGAGTGTCGCCAGAGTGCCGCGATGAAACGGGTATTGAGGGTATATAAAAGAACATCAATGGGTACACAATGATGAAACAGGTGAGTTGAGTTCAAACTGTAGTACAATTCTCTCCAGTTTGAACAGGAAAGAATATTCTATGAACCCTTATATTTATCTTGGTGGTGCAATACTTGCAGAGGTCATTGGTACAACCTTAATGAAGTTTTCAGAAGGTTTTACACGGTTATGGCCATCTGTTGGTACAATTATTTGTTATTGTGCATCATTCTGGTTATTAGCTCAGACGCTGGCTTATATTCCTACAGGGATTGCTTATGCTATCTGGTCAGGAGTCGGTATTGTCCTGATTAGCTTACTGTCATGGGGACTTTTCGGCCAACGGCTGGACCTGCCAGCCATTATAGGCATGATGTTGATTTGTGCCGGTGTGTTGGTTATTAATTTATTGTCACGAAGCACACCACATTAAAAATAATTTGTTTCTAAACGACTAAAATATGGAGGCTCTTATATTTATATGAGCCTCGTTTTATGCTTTTTGTTAATGTCTTTATTTTTTTATGTATTCTTTTGTGCTTTCAAGATTATGGCGTAAGAAAATTGCAATACGATTATTGTTGTATATTCAAGATAATGTGACCTTAATTGTCTTTTTAAATAAAAATTAAACAAAATTATATCCCACCACTAAGGTTTATAAAAGCATACGTTAGCAGGTGTCACCATGAAAAAAGCCATAGCATATATGCGATTTTCATCACCAGGTCAGATGTCTGGCGACTCATTAAACCGACAGAGAAGACTTATTGCTGAATGGTTAAAGGTAAATAGTGATTATTATCTTGATACCATAACATATGAAGATTTAGGATTAAGTGCATTCAAAGGAAAGCATGCACAATCAGGAGCTTTTTCGGAATTTTTAGATGCTATAGAGCATGGTTATATATTGCCAGGAACTACATTGTTAGTTGAAAGTCTGGACAGACTTTCAAGAGAAAAAGTCGGTGAAGCGATTGAACGTCTGAAATTGATTTTGAATCACGGTATTGATGTTATAACTCTTTGCGACAATACAGTCTATAATATTGACTCTTTGAATGAGCCATATTCATTAATAAAAGCCATACTTATAGCACAAAGGGCAAATGAAGAAAGCGAGATAAAGTCAAGTCGGGTTAAATTATCATGGAAGAAAAAACGGCAGGATGCACTGGAATCAGGTACGATTATGACGGCGTCTTGTCCGAGATGGCTCTCCTTAGATGACAAAAGAACGGCTTTTGTTCCAGACCCCGACAGGGTGAAAACTATTGAGCTAATTTTTAAACTCAGGATGGAAAGGCGCTCATTGAATGCAATAGCCAAGTATTTAAATGATCATGCTGTAAAGAATTTCTCAGGAAAAGAAAGTGCATGGGGACCTTCTGTAATTGAAAAATTATTAGCGAATAAAGCTCTGATAGGTATATGCGTACCTTCATATCGTGCAAGAGGTAAAGGAATAAGTGAAATCGCTGGCTATTATCCCAGAGTCATATCAGATGATTTGTTTTACGCTGTACAGGAAATTCGGTTGGCACCTTTTGGTATTAGCAATAGTAGCAAAAATCCTATGTTGATAAATCTACTTCGAACAGTTATGAAGTGCGAGGCTTGTGGTAATACCATGATTGTTCATGCGGTATCTAGAAGTTTGCATGGCTATTATGTTTGTCCGATGAGAAGACTGCATCGATGTGACAGGCCATCAATAAAGAGAGATTTGGTTGATTATAATATCATTAATGAGTTGCTTTTTAATTGTAGTAAAATCCAACCAGTTGAAAACAAGAAAGATGCTAATGAAACTTTAGAGTTGAAAATTATTGAGCTCCAGATGAAAATTAATAATTTAATTGCTGCATTATCTGTTGCGCCTGAAGTTACCGCTATAGCAGAAAAAATCAGAGTATTAGATAAGGAATTACGAAGGGCTTCTGTATCATTAAAAACTTTGAAGAGTAAAGCGGTGAGTTCACTTGGTGATTTTCATGCTATTGACTTAACCAGTAAAAATGGGCGAGAGCTATGTCGTACACTTGCCTATAAAACATTCGAAAAAATCATAATCAATACAGATAATAAAACCTGTGATATCTATTTTATGAATGGCATTGTTTTTAAACACTATCCTTTAATGAAAACAATATCCGCCCAGCAGGCGATAAGTACTCTCAAATATATGGTTGATGGTGAGGTTTATTTTTGAGTAATAATCACTTTTTCAACCGTGCTATAGTAAGAAAGTTAGGTAAGTACATTAAAATTATCTATCCTGAACGAAGCGTCCTGAGCTATGGTTTTACTATAGAGACTGCCAATGGATGCTGGCGTTCTCGTTCTAGCAGTTCAACAATACCCAATCACAAAACAATTCACTGATAACGAACTTTGCACACTCGCCTGGTTATGGCGAGCAGGGAATGTGATGTTAATTACCTACCAGAACGTTACTCCTCTTCTTCAGGTTGCGGAGCATCGTGAAGCTGGTCGCTTCACTTCTATCGAGCAAGAATATCCCCAGATACTCAATAAGGCACAGGCAATCCTTGCCAGAGAAACGGCACATGTAAAATTCCGGCCGTGGCAGGATGATAAGTGGAGTCGAGTTTTGCCGCATTTACGTTCGGATCGATTACAGTAGATTCCAATTAACAATGAGAAACACATAGCCACCCCGTGGTATTGAAACCATATAATGTTGGATTTGAAAACAGATCTTTTTCCATGTATTAATAACTACATCCCCGCGAGTGATTCAAAAAGGAGGGCCCAATTTTGTCCGAGTTTTTGTATTCCCCCGCATGCCGCTGCGGAGCACTACATCTGAGTGTCTGACTAGGGGATAAAATTAGACTGGATAGTGAGAAGAAAGTGGCGTGCTAGGCTGTGCCGAGTGCTACCAGTACACCCTGGGGGTGTGCAGCTTTCGCCGAGACTGTAGTGGGTATCGGTTAATGCACGAAAAACCGAGAGGTCAGACAACCAATTTGCCGTAGGATTGTTTCCGGTGCGATACCGGTGTACTAACTGAAAGCAATGCGAAAAAGCATAAACTCGGTCCTTCAGTCGCCCTACACACTATTTACTAAGAAGGGCTAAAGCATGGATACAATTATCACATGGATGGGAGATCGTCTGTTGGGGTGGATAACAAACAAATCCGATCTGCGGCAGAGGGCAATCACTGGATTAACTCCTGCGATTTATTCAACAATTTTATATACTGAAAAATTAAAACGTGGTGAGCCTAATAACCCAAACGAAGAAGAAAAACTTTATAGGCTTTGGTATGAAGCGTCTTCCCAAGTCGTAGACTTTGATCGAGAGCTGGCTAAAAGATGTTTAGATAAATCAGAATATTGGCTTCATTCTGAATTATATAGCCCTGAGAAAGTTGGAGAGCTAAACATTTCTTTGGTTGGTATGAAGGCAACGCTTGAAGGAATAAAGCACAATTAAAACCTTTGATTTGCGATAATCAACTCGCCATAATCATGTCATCGGAGCCTGAACAACTCCGGTGACTTCTGCGCTAAACGGGGACGTTTATGCGCACACACAATCCAAACTCTCTTCTCCCTCCACAGATGCAGAAATGCACCTGCGATATATTGTATCCAGCGTTTGACCTCTGCGGAGGTGAAGCGTGAATCTCCCACAAGATGGCATCAAATTACATCGCGGTAACTTCACCGCTATCGGTCGGCAGATCCAGCCTTATCTGGAGGAGGGCAAATGCTTTCGCATGGTGCTTAAACCGTGGCGTGAGAAACGCAGTCTTTCCCAGAATGCACTCAGCCACATGTGGTACAGCGAAATCAGTGAATACCTCATCAGCAGGGGTAAAACGTTCGCTACTCCAGCTTGGGTAAAAGATGCTCTCAAACACACATATCTCGGTTATGAAACCAAAGACCTGGTTGATGTTGTAACCGGTGATATCACCACTATCCAGTCGTTACGCCATACCTCCGATCTTGATACCGGAGAGATGTATGTCTTCCTGTGTAAGGTTGAAGCCTGGGCGGTGAATATTGGCTGCCACCTGACTATTCCGCAGAGCTGCGAGTTCCAGCTGCTCCGCGACAAGCAGGAGGCGTAATGGCTACACCGCTTATTCGTGTCATGAACGGACACATCTACAGAGTACCAGATCGTCGTAAGCGTAAACCGGAGCTGAAGCCTTCCGAAATACCAACACTGCTCGGATATACCGCCAGCCTGGTTGATAAAAAATGGTTGCGACTGGCAGCAAGGAGGAATCATGGCTGATTTGAGAAAAGCAGCGCGTAGTCGGGAATGCCAGGTAAGAATCCCTGGCGTATGTAATGGCAACCCTGAAACGTCTGTACTGGCACATATCCGGCTGACTGGATTGTGCGGCACCGGTACCAAACCGCCAGACCTGATTGCCACCATTGCATGTTCTGCCTGCCACGACGAAATCGACCGCCGCACACATTTTGTCGATGCTGCATATGCAAAAGAATGCGCGCTGGAAGGTATGGCGAGAACACAGGTTATCTGGCTGAAAGAGGGGGTTATTAAGGCGTGAATACCTACAGCATCACATTACCCTGGCCTCCGAGCAATAATCGCTATTACCGCCATAATCGCGGGCGCACGCACGTCAGCGCAGAGGGGCAGGCATACCGCGATAACGTCGCCCGAATCATTAAAAACGCAATGCTGGATATCGGCCTGGCTATGCCTGTGAAAATCCGCATTGAGTGCCACATGCCGGATCGCCGTCGCCGTGACCTGGATAATCTGCAAAAAGCCGCTTTTGACGCACTCACTAAAGCAGGTTTCTGGCTGGATGATGCTCAGGTCGTTGATTACCGCGTTGTGAAGATGCCTGTTACCAAAGGTGGGAGGCTGGAACTGACCATCACCGAAATGGGGAATGAATGATGTTTGAGTTTTATATGGCAGAACGTCTTCGCCACCGCTGGGGGCGTCTGCGCTTATATCGTTTCCCCGGTTCTGTTTTGACCGATTACCGAATACTGAAGAATTACGCCAAAACCCTGACAGGAGCAGGAGTATGAAGTCAGAGATAACAATCAACTAATACTGTTTCGTTGATTTTTGCTTGTAATTGGCGTTCTGGTCTGATTTTTGTGGAGTAAGTTGATGCGTGATATTCAGATGGTTCTTGAGCGTTGGGGAGCGTGGGCGGCTAATAATCATGAAGATGTGACCTGGTCGTCCATTGCCGCCGGTTTTAAGGGATTAATTACTTCAAAAGTAAAATCTCGCCCGCAATGTTGTGACGATGACGCGATGATCATTTGCGGGTGCATGGCCCGTCTGAAAAAGAACAACAGCGATTTGCACGATTTATTAGTAGATTATTATGTAGTCGGTATGACATTCATGTCACTGGCAGGTAAGCATTGCTGCTCTGATGGTTATATCGGGAAAAGGTTACAGAAGGCTGAGGGCATAATTGAAGGGATGTTAATGGCATTAGATATCCGGTTAGAGATGGATATCGTTGTTAATAACTCTAATTAATACGCCAATTATTTACTAAAAGTTATGGTGATGCTGCCAACTTACTGATTTAGTGTATGATGGTGTTTTTGAGGTGCTCCAGTGGCTTCTGTTTCTATCAGCTGTCCCTCCTGTTCAGCTACTGACGGGGTGGTGCGTAACGGCAAAAGCACCGCCGGACATCAGCGCTATCTCTGCTCTCACTGCCGTAAAACATGGCAACTGCAGTTCACTTACACCGCTTCTCAACCCGGTACGCACCAGAAAATCATTGATATGGCCATGAATGGCGTTGGATGCCGGGCAACTGCCCGCATTATGGGCGTTGGCCTCAACACGATTTTACGTCACTTAAAAAACTCAGGCCGCAGTCGGTAA